CCGCGTCGATCGCGCCCTGCGCCCCGTCGACCGGCCGCTTGCTCCCGTCGCTCATGCCGAGCCGCCAGTTGCCCTCCGCGTCCACCTGGATCCACGGGCAGGAGTCGAGCGCCTGCTCCGGCGTCGCGGCCCCGTCCCACGCGTCCGCGGCGGCGACGGAGGCGGCGACGGCCCAGGTCTTGCCGTCCAGCGCGCCGCAGATGTCGCACATCCGCTCGTCGCCCGTGGCCTGGAACTCGACCTCTTCCACGCCCGCGTTGGCGAAGGAACGCACGCGAGAGAAGTTGCGCGCCCGGTTGACGGCCGCGCTGGCGGCCACGTGCCAGCGGTTCTTGTCCACGACGTACCAGCCGCCGAGCTTCTCCTTGAGCAGCTTCTCGAGTTCGTCCCGCCCGCCGCCCCGGCTCAGGACTTCCTTCGCGGCGCGTATGATCCCGTTCTCGACGATCCGCTGCCCGCCCTGCTTGATCCAGTAGACGCCGTCCTTGCCCATGCGCCGGACCGTCGTCACGTCCTTCAGCGTGAACGCGTTGCCCCAGTCCGACTTGGCGGCCCCGGCGGAGGCCCGCTTCGTCCCGGCGTAGCCGACGACGCAGGTCCGGGCGAACGGCTCCAGGGTGCGGCGGGCCAGGTCCGGCCCGAGCTCCCGCTTCGTCAGCGCCTCCAGGCTGCGCCAGGACGCGCCGGAGAACGCGACCGAGCCGTCGTCGGTCAGGCGGGCCGAGGCGGCCAGCGCGGTCAAGGTCTCCTTGAACTCGTCGGTGACGGCGAGGTCGTCGAAGGCGGCGGCCATGGCGGCCGTCAGTTCGCCGCCCAGGTCCAGCTCCAGGCGCGCCGACTTGCAGAGGCCCGAGGCCACGTCCAGCATGGCGTCGAAGCGCGCCCAGGGCAGGCGGCGGCCCCTATGGCTGTGCTTGCCGGCGTCGCCGTCGCACATCGTCCACCCTCCGCGTCAGCTCGGCGTCCAGCGCCACGCCGGCGGCCTGCGCCAGCGCGCCTTGCGCGACGTCCGCCTTGAGGATCGCCAGCGGCATGTCCGCCCGCGGGTCCTCGTACGGCTCCAGGTTGTTCGCCAGGCGCAGTTCGTTGATCGTCATCGCGCCGGCCTCGGCCTGCACCGCGGTCTGCTCGGCCGTGCCCATGAGGTCCGTCGCGCTGGCCTTCGTCAGGCGGATCCGCAGGGCGGGGTGGAACTCCATCGCGATCGGCCAGAGGTTGCGCTCCCAGCGAACCGTCTGCGGGTGCAGGGTGTAGCGCACCGTGGATTCCATGGTCCCGAACGCGCTGGCCCGGTTCACGTCGTCGGAGGTGCCGAGCATGACCTTCGCCGTGGAGAACGCCTCGCGGATCTCCTCGTCGTTCCGCTTCGCGTACTCGGTGAAGGTCGCGTCCTTCTGGTTCGCCCCGAGCTCCTTGAACTCGATGGTCGGCGCGGCCGCGCCCTTCTGCGCCGCGGTGGGGGCCTGGAGCACGAGGCCCCGGGCCTTCTTCTTGTTGCCGCGCACGTCCTTGATGAAGTCCTCGGCCGCCTTCTTGACGCAGTCGTAGGTGTCGTCGTCGCCGCCGCCGATGAGGATCGCGAACCGCGGCTGCCCGTCGCTCTCGAAGAAGTAGTAGTTGCGCAAGGCGGCCTGCTGGTTGCCCGCGATCGCCACCTTCGCCGTGATCGCCGCCGGGGTCCCGTAGTAGATGTCGCTCGGCGAGTAGTCGTTGAACATGAGGACCTGCGAGTAGCGGCCCTTGCCGGCCCCCTCCGGCACGAGCTTCCCCGTCTTCGGGTCGAGCCGCCGCCCCTTCTCGAAGCGGGCGAAGTAGTACGTGACGCCGCCCCGCGACAGCATGTAGTCGCCGGCCTTCGTCAGCCGCACTATCGTGGCCGGAATGTGGTGAAGCTGGACGATCACCCCGTCCTCGTCCCGCACGACCTCCAGGCAGCCGTAGCCCTCCGCGAGCTGGTCCACCTTGGCGTCCGTGCAGAGCACCTCGAACGCCTGACGGGGGTTCGGATAGGACAGCAGGTCGGTCAGGCGAACCTGGGCCTCCTCGACGGCCTTCGTCTCAGCGGCGGCCAGCCGCTCGGCCAGCCGCGGGTCCACCTCGACCGTCCAGCCGAGGCCAACGGTGAGCTGCGCGGTCAGGTACACGCACCGCCTGTACCGCGTGCTCATGTCCAGCAGCTCGGCCCACTCATTCGGATCGTTCACCGGCGCGATCTGCAGCCGCGCCTCGGCGCCGCTGAACAGGGCGGGCTGCCCGGAGCCGTCGCCGGCGAAGCCGCGCTTCGAAGCCGGCTCATAGATTACGCTCGCTCGCTCTCGCTTCATGGTCACGCCTCCAGCACCCCGGCCCGCACGCGCGGCCGCCGGCTCGCCACGCCGTAGTCTATTATCTCATGGCGCACCGCGTTTGCAATGGCCGCGGCCATCACGCAGTCGTCGTAGGCCCCGGCCTCGTCCGGGGCGTGGTAGAGCACGTTGCCCGCCGAGGTGTAGGCGTACTCGAAGATCTCGAGCTCGTTCAGGAGCTGCTCGTCGTCGACGAGGTGGAAGCACCCGGTCTGGATGTCCACGGCCAGGTCGTCGATCATCCCGCGCTTGTTCGCCCCGGTCGTGAAGGGGTAGAGCTGCGGGCCGTACTTCTCCTCCAGCTCCTCGCACAGGCGCTCCCCGACGTTGTTGCGCTCGGCGGCGACGACGATCTGCTCGACGTCCACGCCGTAGCCCGTCCGCACCGAGTCGTAGAAGGCGTCGAGCACGCCGAGCTGCTGCGCGTAGCCCGTCTTGAGCATGCGCTCCATCCGCAACATCTGGCCCCCCATCTCCAGCAGCACGAACACGGTGGCGTCTCTCAGCTTCCCCCAGTCGATGCCGATGACGAGCGGCAGGTTCACGGTCGCACCGACGAGGTCCCTCACGGCCTCGCGCACGCCGAAGAACACGCCGCCAGTAGCCCCGACGAACTCGGCCTTCAGCTCCTGCCGTCGGGCGAGGTCCGGCATGTTGTTCCAGACCTCCCTCAGCTTCGCCCTGTCGATGTACGGATTCATCCACGTCGGGGCGTGCAGCGTCCAGTAGCGCCGGTCGCCGGCGAGCATCTTGCCCTTCGCCCGCTGGAACTCCCTGAAGAACCAGTTGCGCCCCTTCGGGGTCCCGGTGGCGATGAGCATGCCGAGCCGCCCGGGCGAGACCAGGCGGGGCTGCAAGTACGCCTCCCAGGCCACGTTCTTGACGAGGGCCGCCTCGGTGATGATGAGCAGGTCCAGGCCGACGCCGACCAGCGACTCTGGTTCCTTGGCCGACTTCATTTCGACGAGGATGACGCCGTCGCCGCCGGGCTTCACCCGCAGCCACATGAACTTCCGCGTGTCGTGCCGCTGCACCACGAGCTGCTCGGGCGTGAAGAAGCACAGCTCCCGCCAGAACTGCTCGACGCGGGGATAGTCGGGGGCGACGACCCAGCAGTGGACCAGGGGCACCAGCCCCGCGAACGCCTTCACGTTCAGCGACCGCCGTCGCCCGAGGGCAAGCAGCACCTTGAGCGCCTCCGGGGCGCACATGCGGTCCTTGCCGAAGCGGGAGCCGCACGCTGCGTAGCGGTGCAGGGCGTAGCGGGCGTCGTGGAACTGGCGCTGCCCGCCCTCGTGCGGCCTGTACGGGATGACCTGGGGATGGGCGACGGCGGTCGCTTCGGTCATGGCGCGCGACCTTCAGCGCGCAGAAGGTGCGCCAGAACCGCCCTCCCTGCGCCTACGGCTCGCATCTCGTGCTCCCATACGACGATGACCTTCCAGCCGAGGTGACGCAGTTGTGCTGCGACCTGGGCGTCCCTGGCCCGGTTCCGCTCGAACTTCGCCCGCCAAAACGCGCGGTTGCGGCGCGGGAGCGTGCCGTGCCGAGGGCAGCCGTGCCAGAAGCAGCCGTGTAGGAAGACGGCCGTCTTGCTCACGTCGACGACGGCGTCGGGACGACCGGGAAGCTCCTCGACCTCAAATCGCACCTGCGACCCGAGGGCGGCGAGCAGCTCCCGCCGGAACGCGACCTCAAGGGCGTTGCCGCTCCGGTTCTTCCGCATGCAGCGCCGCAACGCCTCGCCGTTCACGGGTTACTCCTCCGGTGTCAAGAAAGCGTACTCGGCTAACCCGTTGACCATCCGAACAAACGGCGACCGTAGGAGCTTGTTGTATTGGTGTCTTTGCGTTGCCCTGTCGCCTTGACGTCCCAAACAATATACCTGTATCTGCCGCAGCGACACGGGAGCGTGACGGTAAAACCACACAAGTAAGTCCAACGACGGAACCGCGCGTCCTTTGAGGCTTCCTTGCCTTCCAAGAGCCTTCATTCTTACAAACAGGTTTCCCGACACCGCCTGCCGGTGCGGCACAAGGGCAATGGCCTTCTCGTAGTCCTTCGGCAAGTATGACACGATCTCGACGGGCCCAAGCGCACGAAGCTCGTCGGCCAGACGCTCACGCAGTCCGGGCGCATCCGGGTCAAGGCGCCTGTCGTACGGCCGCAGGATCCGCTCCGGGTCAATTAGCCCGTGCTTTCCGCTCAAGATCAAGACGGCGTCGCAACTACGCTTCGCCGCCAGAAAGGTTTGACTAAACACGCCCGACGCCGAATACAGCAGCCAGGCAGGACACGGCACAGGCAGCTTCCTTTTTGCGCAGGCGACGATCCCAACGGTCCGCATGGCGACTCCCTTACAGCGCCGGATCTTTCTCTTCGGCCTCGGCGAACGCCTGCGCCCGCAGCCTGCACGCCGGGCACTCGCCGCACGGCCGCTCCCCCCCGTAGTAGCACGTCCACGACTTCGCCAGGGCGTCCCAACAGCCGGGCAGTTCCCTGGCGAGCTTCACCTCCTGCGCCTTCGACTGCATGACGAAGGGGGCGTGCACGTTCACGTCGAACGGCGCCAGGCCGAGGCGCAAGGCGGACTGCAAAGCCAGCAGCGTCTCGAGCCGGCAGTCCGGGTAGCCCGAATAGTCCACCTGCGACACGCCGACGACCACGTCCTCGCAGCCGTGCCCGTAGGCGGCCGACGCCGCCAGCGTCACGAACAGGATGTTGCGGCCGGGCACGAAGCTCGTCGGCAGGCCGCCGCGTCCCTTCTCCCCGATCTCGCCGCCGCCGGCCAGCAGGTCGCTCGCCGTCAGGCCGACGAGGGGCACCTCCGCGATCCAGTGTTCCTTGACGCCGGCGAGCTGCGCCACGGCCTTCGCCGCCTCGACCTCCCGGGCGTGCCGCTGGCCGTACAGGACGGTGAGGGCGTAGAGCGGGTCGAAGCGCAGCTTCGCCCAGAACAGCGCCGTCGTGGAATCCTGGCCGCCCGACAGCAAAATGACCGCGCCTTTCTTCTCCTGGCTCATGGCTGCCTCCGTATCAGGTTGAGGAACTCGCCCCGCACTTCGGGCCGCTCCCTGAACTGCCCCGTCAGGGCGCTCGTCACCATCGACGCCTGCGGCTTCTTCACGCCCCGCACCCCCATGCAGGCGTGCCTCCCTTCGACCACGACCCCCACGCCGCGGGGCGAAAGCGCCTCCTGCAGGAACCCGGCGATCTGCTGAGTCATGCGCTCTTGGATCTGGAGCCTCCGAGCGAACAGGTCCACGACCCTCGCCAGCTTGGAAATCCCAAGCACCCTCTTGTCGGGCAGGTAGGCGACGTGCGCCCGGCCCACGAAGGGGAGCAGGTGATGCTCGCACAGGCTGGCGAACTCGATGTCCGTGAGGACGACCATCTGGTCGTAGCCGTCGGCGTCGAACACCGCCGCCTTGAGCTTCTCCCCGTCGTCGTCATTGCCGGCAAGGAGTTCCTCGTACATGCGGGCGACTCGCATCGGCGTCTCCCGCAGGCCTTCCCGCTCGGGATCCTCTCCGAGCTCCTCCAACAAATGGCGCACGTGCCCCGCCACCCGGCCTTGCCGCCTGACCGCTTCCTCTGCGTTCACGACTACCTCCATCCGACCATCCTGTGAAGCTGAAGGCCGATGCGCACGGTCGGCACGTCGAGCACCTCCAGCACTTTGACGCACTGGCGCAGGGCCGTCTCCCTGTCGCCCTTGTCGGCCGTCCACAGCGGCTGCAGCACGACGGAGACTCCGGCAAGGTGCCCGTCGTTCCATGCCGCCAGCACGGCGTCAGGAGTCCACGCCGCGTCGCCGACGACGAGCTTGACCTCGCCTGCGACGACGAGGGGCGACGCACGAAGCAGGGCGTTCCGGTCCTTCGGGGCGACGGCCACGAAGTCGAAGTGCGGCACGTCGTCAGGCTCCAGCAGGTCGCCGTTCGTCTCCAGGGCGACGACCCGACCGCCGGCCCGGACGGCGTCGGCAAACTCGCGAAGCCCCTGGCGCTGCAAAATGGGCTCGCCCCCGGTCACGACGACCAGGCGCGTCTTCACGGCCGCGGCCAGCGTCGCGGGTTCGTAGCCGATGACCGGCGACGCCTTCCACGACCCCTGCGTGTCGCACCACTCACAGCGGCGGTTGCAGCCGGCCAGCCGAACGAATGTGCACAGTCGTCCGGCGTTCGCCCCTTCGCCCTGCACGCTGACGAACGGTTCCTCTGCGAGGTGCAGCATCTGTCGCGTCATGGCGCCCCCCCTTCATCCTTCTCGTAGTCGATGCCGTGCGACGCCACCGCCGCCGCCTTGGGCGACTCCCACACGGTGACGGACTCCACCGTCGCCATGCCGGAGAACCGCCTCGTCAGGCGCTCGCCGAACTCGACGGCCAGGTTCTCCGCCGTCGGGTTGAACGCGTAGACGGCGTTCAGCGTCCGGTGGTCCGGCAGCTCCGCCCGCACCATCTCCCGCGCCAGCTTGAAGTCGATGGACAGCCCTGGCGTCACGCTGCCGACCGCGGGCACGAGCACGACGTCGACGACCCAGGTGTGCCCGTGCATGGTTGCGCACGGCCCCTCGTAGTCCCGCAGCTGATGGGCGGCGTCGAACGCCTCCTTCACGATGAGCTTCACTGGTTCCCTCCCTCGTAGTAGGCGTCGACGACGTGCCGCAGGTAGTCGACCTCCTGCATGCTGATGAGCACGACGCACAGCCGCACGGCCTCCTTGCGCCACAGGTAGTCCCCATACTCCAGCCACGACATGAGCGGCACCCCGGCGGTGGCCGTGCCCGTGAACACGCCCTTCCAGGCCTTCTCGTCCACCAGCGTCTTCATGCCCAGGCCGCGGCCGTTCAGCCACCGCACGACGGCGGACGGGATGCGGCCGGCCCGGACCTTCTTCCTGTCGAGCTTGTGCCACCTCGCCCCGGCCCACACGGTGACGTGGCCCCACCGGCGCCCGGCGTTGGCGGACGACGAGTCGCAGGAGTAGGGCCGCGCGGTGCGCAGTTTTTCCTCGGACGTGACGCCCAGGAGGTGCAGCCGTCCTCGCTGCTCCGGGGTGAGCAGGCCGGCCATGCGCCGCAGGTAGGCGCCGCGGGCGGCGTACTTGGCGATGCCTCCGCAGGCGACCACGTCGGCGGCTCCCAGGAACCTGCGGAGCTGCTCGAACCCTGCGCCCCTGGTCCACACCGGGATCGGCCGCGTGCTCTGGCGAAGCATCGCCTCGAAGTTCGCCTCGGTCCTGGCGGCGTCGCCGATGACGTCGAGCTGGAACGCCCTGGCGACGGGCAGGTCGCACGACCGCAGGAAGGCGCAGTAGTCGTCGAGGGGGATGACCTCGCCGACCGTATGGGCGGCAAACGCCCCGGAGTCAACCCACAGCTCGCCGCCGGGGAGCGCCTCGACCAGCGACCGAAGGCGCACGAGGGACGCCGCCCCGACGCGGCGCAGCCAGGCGTACGAGCACAGGACTCGCACGGCGGTCAGCCGCACTCTTCTCCGATCATCCGACGGTCCCGCTTCGCGACTCATCCGACTCTTCTCCGATCATCCGACGGTCCCGCTTCGCGACTCATCCGACTGGCCTGACTCTGCGGCCGGTCCGACTGGTCCCGGGAGCAGTCCGAACCGACGCATCGTCGCCGTCAGGCGCAGCGGCTCCTGCGACGTCTGAACCAGCAGGCACCGCACCGCGAAGCGGTCGTACAGCCACTGCGAATGCAGGAGCCACGACAGCCAGGTCAGGTGAACGGTCATGAGCGCGTCGCTCTTGTGCCACGCCTCCCTCTTGAGCACGTCCCGCAGGTCCACCCCTTGCTGCCGAATCCACCGCTGGGCGACGGGGTGCAGCCGGCCCTCCCGCACGGTCTTCTCCGTCATGGGGTAGACCTTGCCGTTCACCATGAGGCGGCACACGCCGAGGCGACGTCCGCTCACCCACGACGTCGCGTCGCACGAGTAGGGGTGCACGGCTTGCAGGATGTCCATGGCGGCGACTCCGAGGACGTGCAGCTTGCGTCGCTCCTCCTTCGTGGTCGCCCGCACGAGCTGCCCGATGTAGCGCCGGCGCGGGACGGGGTGCAGCTTCGCGATGCCGCCCACCCCGACGACCTCGGCCTGCCCCAGGAAGCGGTGCAGCTGGTCGAACGACCGCTGCCGCGTGAACACCGGGATGGGCGTCGTCCCGAGTTGCAGGTGCCGCTCGTAGTTCCGCTCCGTCGCCTCGGGGTCTCCGATCACGTCGAGCATGAAGTGGCGGGCGACCTTGATGGGGCACGACTTCACGAACGCGACGTAGTCCTCCAGGCGGATCGTCTCCCCGCTGCCCCTCGCCACGCCGAAGGCTCCCGAGTCCAGCCAGACCTCGTAGTCGCCGATCTCCTCGAGCGACTTCTGGAAGGCCCTGAGCGCCCGCTCGGAGTTCCCCCGGAGCAGGTTGTAGCTGACGAGCAGGAACACCTTCACGAGAGCACCTCCGCCTCGTCGAAGTCCTTGATGGCGGTGCGCAGGGCGGCGATCACGTCGCCGCGCTGCCCGGCCTTGCACCGGACCTTGATGACCGTCGTCTCCGGGTCGCCGTCGCCGCCGTCGCCTTCCCCTTCTCCGCCGCCCTCGCCGAAGATTCCTCCCTCGCCCCAGTCCTCCAGGTAGCCGAACGCCTCCGCCGACACGTCCTGCAGGCTCCACTCCCCGTCCTTGAGGTCGGCGCTGATCTCGGCCAGCGTGTTCACGTCCCAGTCCGACAGCTCGACCAGGGCGTTGTCGACGACCATGTACGACAGCGCCTCCTGCTCGGTCATGTCCAGCATGACGACCGGCACCTTGTCCAGCCGCGCCGCGGTCGCCGCACGCCACCTTCCCTCGCCGGCGACGATGGTCCCGTCGGGCAGGGCGATGATCGGGTTCACGAAGCCGAACTTCGCGATGCTCTTCTGCACGGCGGCGACCGAGGACTCCGGGTGCACGCGCGGGTTGCGGGGGTGCGGATGGAGATCGGAGGGCGGAACGTACCTCACCTCCACCCTGCGGCCGGCCCCTCCTTCGGTCGGTCCCTGCTCCCCTCCCGTTCCTGCCCCTCCTTCCTGCACCTTCCTTTTCGTCATGGCTGGCTCCTCCCTATGGTTCCGGCGGCTCGTCGAGGTCCGCCTCTTCCGGCCGCACCGTCGCGGCTGGCCGCGGCAGACCGTCCTCGTCCGTCGTCGGCTCAGGCACGGCCGGCAGGTTCTCCTCGCCGACCCATGCGAAATAGTTCCTGGTCTCCTCCACCTTGGCGTTGAGCTGCCCGATGAAGACCTGCATCAGGTTGTTGTTCGCCAGCGTCCCGCCCAGGCCGAGCACCCGCACCAGCAGGTTCGGCGACACCAGGCCGGCCCGCCACTCGGCGAGCTCCCGCGCCGACGCCTTCAGGTTCCCCCGACGGGCGTCCTCCAGCTTCTTCCAGCAGGCCAGGTGACGGTCGAGCATGTGACCCAGGGCGTAGGCGGCGCGCTCCGACACCTGCGCCACCAGCTTGAGGTGCTTGCGCACGAAGGCCAGCACCTCGGTCCGCTCCTCCAGCTCCACCACGGCGGCGGCGACCTGCGGGCTCGGCAGGCGCTCCTCGATGCGCTTCTTCGCCTCCTCCCGCTGGTGGTCCCAGCCGTGCCGCTTGGCGTTGTTATAGACGCTGTTCGTTGCGATCTCGACGTCGAACTCGGCGGCGAGGATGCGCACGATCTCGGTCGGCCAGTAGGCGGGCTTGAGCGTCGCCGGATCGACGGCGCAGTACAGCTCCTGCATTCGACAGACGACCTTCTCCGGCAGCTTCGACACGCCCGCCTCCCGTCGGAGGCATCATGCCCGACTTGCCGGCCAAACGCAAGTGCGGGGGCCGGCAAGTCGCTCCGGGCCGCCCGGCTGGCCGCTTTGCCGCTACGCAAGTCGCTGGCCATCCAGCGCAAGTCACGTGAGCCGCAGCGCCGTCCCGGGGGCCTCCCACAGCGGTTCGCACCCATCGGCCGCAGTCTCGCAGTCAGGACCGCCCTTCCGCAGCAGCTCCCACGCGTCCCGCTTCAGGCCGACCGCCGCCCCCGTCCCCTTCAGCGCCCGCAGCAGCTCGGCCAGGTCGCCGGGCCTCACGGGCTCCGCCTCCCGCCAGTAGTTCGGCGGGCCGCCCACGTTGAAGCGGTCGACGTACTTGCCGGCGCTCACCCCGTGCCCCTCCACGTCGGACAGCCACAGCAGCAGGCCGGCCACGTCCACGAGCGGTTCCAGCGAGACGAAGGTCTTGCAGCCCGCGTCCCTTGCCTGCAACAGCGCCCGCACGCGGTCACCGAATGCCGCCGCCCCCGGCTCGAAGCACGCGACGCCAGCAACATTTGTGTACGTCAACGTCTGCCCGAACTCGATCCGGCCGGGGCTCCTCCGCATCAACGTCAGCAGGCGGGGCGTGACGACGCCCCCCTTCGACAGCAGGCGCAACCGCAGGCGCCCGTCGAGCAGAAGCTGAACCGCCGCCTCCGTCTGCCTGTACGCGTCTCCGGTTCCGGTCCACGGCAACGGGTCGCAGGTGAAGCACAGGAGCACCGGGCGCGGGTCGTCGGCGAGCCGGAGCACCTCGCCGCGGAGCGCGCGCCACTTCTGCGGCGTGTCGAACCTCGGGCGGGGCTCGCAGCCCGTCGTGTGCCACCTCCTACGGGCGTAGCAGTAGGCGCACCCGTGCGGGCAGCCCGTGAACAGGTTGAGGGCCAGCGGCGCGTATTCTCTGGCTCTGCCAGTGGGTTCGTAGATGTAGCTCATCGCGGCCTGCCCCCCTTCCGGAAGCGGTCCATGAACCGCACCCTGTCGGCCTCCCGCCGCACGTCCTCCGGCCCCGCCGGCGCCAGCTTCGACGCGGCCTCCCGCGCCCGCCGGCCCTTCTCCTTCAGCCGCAGGTCGGCCAGGCCGATGACCGCGTTCGACCAGTCCCGCACGCCCCCCGCCATCTCGGCCTCCCGCGCCTGGACGTCGCCGGCGCCCCCCTCCCGCGCCGCGGCGAGCAGCTCCCGGCCGACCTCGTCCAGCATCTTGAAGGGCAGCTCGACGCGCAGGAGCACGGTCGCGCCGCCCGGTCCCGGCACAGCCACCGCGACCCCCATGTTCTTGAGCAGGTTCACCATGCCGTTGATGCCGGCCTCGTAGCAGGCCAGGTCGCGGGCGGTCATCGCGATCTCCGGGCCTGGCGGCCCAGGCTTCGCCACGGCCGGCGATTCCTGTCCGTCCGTAGATGGGGGCGCCCCCCCCTCCGGGGGCGCGGTCCCGGCGAGCCTGGCGTGTCCGTGCTCGCACTCCTCGCAGACGTCCCCTTCCCACGCGGCGTCGACGTCCTCCATCTCCGGGCAGTCGGCGCAGGGATCGTCCCCGGTCGCCGCCCCCGGCGACGGTGCGGTCCCTGGCGCAGCAGGCTCGACGACAACTGTCGTCTCCCGCCCGGTCCCTGGTCCCTCTGCCTCCCCGCCCGCAGTGGCGGTCCCTGGGGCGTCCCGCCCCTCGTCGTTGTCCTGTACCACGAGTTCACCTCCCGTCGATGCGTCGGGTCCTGACGGTTCCCGACGGTCGTTGACAGTTGCAAATCAGACTGTCAGAGGGCTCCGGCCCTACGGCCATGCGGCCCCGAGCGGCACGACCTGACAGTTTGACAGTCGGACCGCCTTTTTGCGGCCGTCTTCCCGGGTGCACGCGCGGCATAAGACATTCACCGCGCGTGCTCGCGCAGGATCTTGTTTCAGGATCAAGCATGAAAAGATAAAGAATACTACGTCGCGCGCGATCGGCCCAAAAAGGCCGAACTGTCAAACCGTCAGAAAAATGGGGTTGCTGACGACGCGATCGCCCTACGGCCACAATGTCCCGCTGGTTTTCTGATAGTTGCGGCGTCCAGCTAGGGCGACTATCGGAAACCGACACCGCCGTCAGGTCAGTCGGGCGGGTCTGACAGTTCTGATGGTTCGCCGCCTTGGCGGTTTCTTTCCTTGCCTGCGCAGCTCGGCGTGACGCTTCCCGTGACACCTCCAGCATAGCCAGGTGACGTCGAGCGGTCGCCTGTAGTCTTCGTGATGCATCTCCGGGTTGTGCGGGTCTCCACACCGAACGCAGGGTTGCGGCGACAGCAACCCCCGGCGCCTGGCTTTCCACGCCGCGGCGTTCGGTGCGTTCCGTCTCCTGGCCTTGTCGAGGCGGTCGCTCGCGTATCGGGAGGCGCACGGGATGCACCTTTTCCCTTTCGGATCGACATACCGATTCGTCCGGCCGCAGTCTCTGCACGTGAACATCTTCTGTTCCATCGCGGCCACCTCCTGCCTGGACTGTCTGCCCGGTCAGGCGCGTTGTCAAGGCGGCTCCCACGGCTACCCCTCCTCCGCCGCCAGGCCGAGCCCGACGTACTTGACGCGCCCCGACGAGCGGTCCTTCTGGAACCCGCGCTCGGCCAGCGTGCGGCCGAACTTGGTCCCGGTGACGTACTTCTCCCCGCGCGCCTCGCACCACTTCCGGTAGCGGTCGTAGAGGTCTTTCGCCTGCGTGACGACCCCCGGCCTCTGGACCGTCTCCTCGACGAGGAACTGCCCGACGACGTCCGACTCTTTGCGGTAGGCGTCGGTGGCCTCGAGGACGACCCGCGGCGGCTGGAGGCCGCCGGCGAGCCACTCCCGGGCGCCGCGGACGGCCCAGGCGAGGATGCCCGGCGACTCGGCCCGGAGGGTCTGCGGGAGGTCGGGGTCGGCCTTGGCCCCGACGAAGGAGGCGTCGAAGGGGACGAGGCGGATGCGCCGCCAGATCCCGTCGTCGGTGCCCCGGATGTGCGGCCGGTAGTTCATGGCGAGCCAGATCTTGAAGCTCGGGGCGTAGGTGAAGAACTCCTTCATGAGGAAGCGGGCCGTGATCCTGTCGCCGCCCGTGATGGCCTTGATGCGGGCCTCGTCGAACCGCCGGCCGTCCGTCGCCTCGCTGGCGACGACGAGGCGGCGGCCCCGGAGCGCGGCGAGGTCGTTGCTCTGGCGGTCGCCGACGGCGACCTCGAAGGTCGAGAACGGGGTCTGGCCGGCGTAGTCGCCGAGGACGCCGAACAGGGCGCCGAGGAAGACGGACTTGCCGTTCGCACCCTTCCCGTGCAGCAGGAACAGGACCTGCTCGCGGGTGGAGCCGGTCAGGGAGTAGCCGGCGGCGCGGCGGACGAAGTCGACGAGCTGGCGGTCGCCGAGGAACACCTCGTCGAGGAACCGCTCCCACCGGGGGCAGCACGCGGCTGGGTCGTAGGGGAGGTTGGTGCCGCGGGTCACGAGGTCGCCCCTGGCCCCCGGCCGCAGCGCGCCGGCGCGGAGGTCGAGCACCCCGTTCTCGCAGCCGAGCAGCCACGGGTCGGCGTCGAGCGCAAGGTCGGCGGGCCACTCCAGGGCCGGGAGCGTGGCGGCCTGCTTGAGGCCGTTGACGACGCGCAGCCGGTTCTTGCTCGAGACGCAGAAGGCGACGACCTTCTTGCGGAAGTCGTCGTCCATGATGTAGCCGGCGGCCTGGGCGCGGCGGCACACGGCGTCGACCATGGCCCGGTCGGGGGCGCTGCCGAGGCATTCGCGCCACGCGTGGCCGGCCCAGCGGAACCACCTGTCGCGCACGCGGTCGAAGCGGAAGTCTTCGCCGGCGACCCTCTGGTAGGCGAGGGCGTTGCCCTCGTCGTTGAGCTCCAGGGCGGCCAGGTACATCATCAGGTCTTCGCCGGCGAGGTCCGCGGGCACCTCGTCGGGGGCGAGCCGGCGGTCCTCCCTGGGCTTGCGCAGCTGGCCTTCGTCCGGCGGCGGCCCCTCGGCGCCCTCGTCCGGCCACGGCCTGTCCTCGTCGGTCGGGGGCGGGGGGAACGGGCTGGGGAGGGAGTCGCGCGGGACGGCGGGCTCCCTGGGGGCGTACCTGTACGCGCCCTTGAGCGTGCCGGCCGCCTCCTCCGCGTCGTAGTCGTCGCGCGTCCCGGCCTTGGGGACGCCGGCCGCGAACCGCTCCATGTAGGGCAGCGCCTCGCCCTCGGGCAGGCCCAGGTCGCGGAGCTGGTTCGCGAGCTTGAAGCCGGTCTCGTTGCGGGAGCCGACCGCGGCCTTCGCCAGCGCGTTGCGGAGGTGGTGCTCCGCCGCCACCGCGCGGTCGAAGCCCTTGGCGGCCGGGGAGGTCGGGGCCTCCTCGTCCTGGGAGTCGGAGTCGGCGACCATGGCCCCGGCGCCGGCGCGGACCAGCTCGTGCAGCCAGAGCGGGACGAAGGGGATCTCGTCCCGGGAGGACCAGCGCCCCTGCCACTGGTAGCGCCCGCCGTTGAACGTGGAGGGCGGCGCGACGACGAAGCCGCCCCGGCCGCGGAGGTCCACGGAGGGGAGCACGGCCGCCCGGGTGGTCGGCACCGCGGGCCAGTCGTCGGCGTCCTCGAGGCGGAAGTAGAGGTGGCGGCCCCCGCTCCAGGTGACGCACTGGACCGGGTGGGCGTCGAGCATGGCCGTCGCGTCGTCCAGTCCGACGCCCTCCTGGTCGGCGACCCAGGCGACGAGGGACCGCCAGCCGCCGTCGTCATCCTTCAGATCGACGTCGACGACGAGGACGCGGCTCGGCCCGGTGAGGACGCCGAAGCGGGCGTGGGCCCGGCCCTCCCACAGGGCCCTGGCCTGCGCCTCCGTCGCCACGTCCTTCCAGCGGGCGACGGGCGCCTTCTTGTCGGCGCGCGTCGGGACGACGAGCAGGCCGGCGGCGAAGTAGAAGTCGAGCACCTTGTCCATCGTCAGCTCCTATGGCAACACGTCGGTCGGTTCTGCATTCGTCATTGGTGCGCTCCCCTCGCCGTGCTGGTGAAGAACAGCTCCGGCTCCCGTCGCACGGACGGCCCCCCCTTGACCGGCAGCGACTCGGCGTAGTCGGCCAGTTCCGCCTTGAGGTCGTCGCAGTCGACCCTGTCGGGCAGGGCGCACAGCTCCTTGAGCGCCTTGACGGCGGCGTCCCTCTCGGAGCACCGGCACACCCTGAGCGCGCCGGCCCACAGGTCGGCCGCCTCCCGTCGCAGTTCTCCGGTGACGGCGGCGCAGGTGGCCTCCGTCCTGTCGGAGATGACCTTGAGCAGTTCGTTCGGGTTCGGCTTCATGCCCACTTCCTCCACGTTAGCGCGGTTCGTCGTCGAGATCGAGTGCGATGGCTGCGAGCGAGCGATAGTCCTCGTCCGTCCAGTCGTCGCCCGTCCCCCCGTCCTGCTCGGACGAAATCCTGGCCGCCTTGAACTTCCCCTTGACGAGCTCGGCGAACGTTCGGCCGACGCTCTTTGCGGCGACGAGTTGATGATAGACGGCGACAGGCACGTCCTCGTACTCCCAGGTCACGCCGGCCCCCTTGAACCTCACCCGGAGGGTCTGGGTCGCGGCGTCGTAGCCGACGGCCTGCACGTTGCTGCTCTTGACTTCGGTCATCTTCATGAACTCTTCTCCTTTCGTAGAAAGCGTCGCTCGCCGTTCGCCGTCTTGCCATGCAGCGCCAGATGGCAGTGGTAACAAAGCCAGCGGACTTTGAGCGGCTGGTAGTAGTCGTCGTGGTGCGCTTCGATATTGGATATTGACCCGCATGATTCGCATTTGCGCGGCGTAAGACGTCCGCAGCGGATTGCGCTCATAGTAAGGCTACGCGCATGAGCGGCTTGCGGGTTGCGTTTCTTTGATGCCTGGGCATACCGCCTTCGTGCTGTTTGGCGTTCCGGGTTTCGGTTTCGAAGGCGTTCGTATGCGGCCAGCCTGTCGGGGTGATCCCGCCGATGCTGGCGCACGTCGCGTTTCGCACACTCCTTGCACTTGTTTAGGCGTCCATCGGCCATCATTGGGTGACGGTAGAACTCGTCTAGAGCCTTTTCGGAGTGGCACTTGAAGCACTTCTTGGTCTTCATTTCTGCTTTCATTGACGGGCCTCCATTGCCCGCGACAGTCTAAAACGGACTGACCGATTTGTCAACCGTTCTAGAAGGGAAAACTCTCGTCGTCAGGCGGCGTCGCGTCCTCGCGGGGGCGAGCCGCGGGCTTGGAGCCTCCGGCCTGCCCCTCCTCGTCCTTCGCCTTCCGGTCGAGGAAGAGGATGCGCTGCGCCATGACCTCCGTGGTCCGCTGCTTGTTCCCGTCCCTGTCCTCCCACTCGCGGGTCCGCAGGCGGCCCTCGACGAAGCAGCGGCTGCCCTTCTTGAGCGCCTTGTGCACGGCCTTGGCCGTGCCGTCCCAGGCGACGACGGAGTGCCACTCCGTGACCTCCTTGGCGTCCTCGCCCTGCCCCACCCTCTCGGTGGTGGCGAGGCGGAAGTTCACGACCGAGTGCCCCGACTGCGTCTCCCGCAGCTCGGGGTCCTTGCCCAGGTTTCCAATCAACGTCACGCGGTTCAACATCGTCAGCTCCCTTTGCAGTTCACGTTGAGTATCATTCCACGATCGATTCCGACCTCGGCCCGGCGAGCCCCGGCGCACGGCGCGCGGGTCCACCGTTCGAACCGCCGGCGTCGAGGGCGTAGGCGAAGG